GCGGCGGCGGTGGCATAGTTTTCGGCGGCGGTCGCGCTGTCTGCGGCGGCGGTGGCGTAACCATTAACTTCTACCGCCTGCGCATTTGCCTCCGTCACAAATGTGCCAAGTGCTGCGACCCAGTTGAATGCCTTTGAGTTAAAATCCGCTTGGGTATCGGTTACTTTCGGCTCTTCTGGTAGTGGTGTTATCGCCATTATGTCAATCCCTCCATTTCTACGCTAAATAATGCATGATTAGGGTAACTTATTGTGATGTCGAATGTCTTGAAAATACCAAAAATGGTAAGCGCCTCATATTCTTCTGGACCTATCCATACGGTCGGGATGGTAGCAATGCTGGACAGGAAACGAATGAAGGAATCAACTTCACTGCTCAATATCATCAAGTCAAAGCTGGCGCGTCGGGCATAGGCACGTTTGACGAGAATCATGTCACCAAATTCATTAGTTTCCTTGCGGCTGAAATCCTGGATACCTATTCTCGCCCCATATTGGATACCGAGTCCAAAAATTCGCTGCTGCCCTAATATGAGGACGCCAAGGGCTAAATCCTCGCCGCCGGTAAGACTAAATTCAACGACCGAGTCATAATAGGCCGGTAAATCAGTGATTATTTTCTGCGTTATTTCCGTCCTTTCGCCGAAAAACCAGGACCACCAGTCAGACGCTGAAATCATAGGTCGCAAATCAAAGGTCTCGTTGTAGACCTCCCCATAAGATGGGGACGTAACTATTACCTGGAGGTCAAGCGGATTGCTGATATTCAACGCAGCAACTGACGTAGTGGGGGACATCCCCATTTGCAGCTTGTAGTAGATGAGGTAATCGCTTACTGACGCCGCACCTTCTGTCTGTGTTGAATTGCTGGTGTCGAAGGCCTTCCATCGGTTTGTGGCCGACACTTCAATCCACCAGGACGCCTCAGTTTCCGGGTCTTTATTGAGATTCCCATCCTGTAGAGATTCGTAAATTTTGTGAGTCGAGGTCTTGATCACTCGGGCGGCGGTTGCGTAGGTCGTGGTACTGCTCCACTCGGGATAATCATTTTCAAGGATGTTGGTATCGAGCAACATCGCATCAGTTATTGAGGTCGGATTGATTATCGTCAGATTAGACATCAGACCACCCTTTCCTCCGGTATTCCATTACCGTCCCACCGCTCAAGCAGTCGCACCACCCGCAACTGCATACTCGCTAATGCCTGCGCATGGGCCTTATTTTCCTCTCGCAGTTGCTTCAATTCAGCCGCCATTTCACTTCCACCGCCAAGGATGTCTTTGGTTTGGCCTGAATTATAAACCATGCCCGGACTGCGGAAATTAACCAATTCCGGGCCGCCTTCGCCCACAAGCACGAGACCGCTACGCGTGTAGCCGCCGGACTGACGGGCTGTGATGTCGGTGGAAAGTCCAAGGACGGCATTGACAACCTGAATAAATTGATTTTGAGAGGCAACACTTACCGCTCGCGCCTGCGCTTCGAGACTGTTGGCGATCCCCGATGTCACGTCGGCGATGGTGGCAAAACCTGATTCAACCTGATTGGCCCAGTATTCCAGTCCTCCTACATCAGGCGCACGCCCCAGGTATTGCTGATAGAGATTAGAAATTTGTGTCTCAACGGCATTTTCCGCCACCGCCGCATGGGCATCAAGAATACCCTGCTGGTACGCTGTTGACGCTACCGTACCGGATACCTGTTGAGCCGCGAGGGAGGCGATATATTCCAGGTCGGAGGTCGGCGGGGTAGTCGGTGTGGAGGCGGCAGGAGTTGCTGGAATAATCGCCCGCACACCAGCTTCTTGCGCCATTGTTGCCTGCAAGTCGCGGATTGCAATTTCGACCGATTTCACGGATGTATCGATGCCGCGCATGATGTCTATTTGTTTTTTAGCTGATGCCAGTTGGTCATCCAATAAAGCAATCTGTTTGTTGGAATCAGATAATTGCTTCTTTTCCGTCAATAACTGCGCATCGCTTACCGCTTTCAACTTTTCGAGGTTTCCGGCAAGTACAAGTCGCGCTTTCTGATATTCATAAGATGATGAATAATTGCTTGAAACGAGAGACCCGGTAAGCACGTCTATCGCATTTTGCAGGTCTTTTTTTTCAGGCAGTTGGCCGACGGCGATGGCATTGCGAATCAATGCTTGCGCCGATGCCATTGACATCATGGCCTCGGTATTTCCCCGCAGATTCTTGATTGCCGAATCGAGAGTGCTAAAAATAGATTCGAGGGAATCTATGCGGTCTTGAATGGATTTCTGTTCTGCCTGAATGGATTCTTTTTTCGCATTTATCGCTGTCTCCAACGCCGCATAAGCCGCATCGGTGGCGGATATTGCGTCTTGTAGAGCAAGGTTGTTTAGTTCAATGGTCTTCGCCAAATCCACTTTAGCAAGCTGTTCTGCACTTGCCCCTGCCGCCTTAAGTTGCGCCGTCAGGTCGGCAAACTTCTGTTCAATTTCATATGTTTGCTTTTCCAGGTCGGTCATGCCCGCCGTAAGTACGGTGAAATCAACCGATTTCATCAGGGACTCAATTGCCGCTTTCTGCTGGTCTGCTACTTGTTTGAGAGCAATACCACGGGCCTTCTCCAGGTCTGTGTATTTCTCAAGGTCAACGCCGACAGCCCTAAGCTGTGCTCCATACTGGTCAAATTGGATATTGATGTTGCGTATTTGTTTTTCGTAGTCAGTCAGGCCTTCGGTATCGATGATTTCCTGAATGGGCTTCATGGCCGCCGAAATATCGGAGATGGCGGAATTTATTTCCTCAAGCGATTTCTGCGCCTCGTCATAACTTCCTGCACGTATCTTGTCTGCAATTCCTTTGAAGGCAACTTTAATATTCTCCTGTACCTTGTCAGTCAGAACATTCCACGTCGCCTCATTTCCGAGGATTCCGGCGGGACCTTTTTCCTCGATATAACTTGCAAGAGCGTCATAATAAACTTGACTTAATGTTTTTGCCAAGGCGTCGGCATATTGCTTCGCTACGGACTCAATCACGCCCTGGGCATTGGAGATATACCAGCGGCCAGAGCTTACGCTTGTCTGTATGGCAGCCCAATCGGTCTGAGAGAGAGTTTCCAGAATTTTCTTGCTCAGGTCTTCAGGGAGTTTGGAAGTGAAGTCCTTGACGACCGTATTGAAGGATTGCTGTATTGTTTCGATGGCTGCGGCATAAGCATTGGCTATCGGATGGTACCACACATTTCCTCCGGGGGGGTGCTGCCAACCTAGGGCGGCAAAACCGGTATTGGGGTTGAAAGTTGTTGATGTCTGCCCGCCGCCGACCAATTCGGTGAGCGTGAATTTATTTTTCTTGGCACCGAAGATGCCACCGGAAAGGCTGCCGATAATACCACCCAAACCGGCACCGATTAAGCCGCCGATACCGGGGGCAATCAAATTTCCGAGAGCGGCCCCGCCATATGCACCGAGTCCCGTCGTTGCCGCGCTCGCCAGGGCCTCGCCGAGGTCTTTCCCGGAAAGCAGATTTGAGATGAATTTTCCGATGCCGACAGACCAGCCCGCGAAAGCTGATTCGCTCAAGCCCAATATCGCATTTCCAACGGCAACGCCCGTCTCCTGCCCAAGGAAGTATGACGCTACATCGAGAGAATAACCGGCGATTTTCTCCTGAAGATTAGGAATGAGGCTCCCTATTCCACCAAGACTGAAAAATCCTTCTTTCGTGCTTCCCGCAAGGGCCGCTCCACCTGCCGCCCCGATGCCGAGATTCGATACCGACCCTAACGATCCAAGAATGGATGTTGCCGATGCTGTGCCGGTTAAACCGAGTACACCAGTAACGCCGGTCACTATCGGCAGCACAATCGGCCTCAAGATTGCCTGCGCCGCAATGTCGGCGAGCAGACGGATAAACATGTCGCGGATTTTTCCAAAGAAGTTACCGACGGAAGTCAAACCGTTTTTGAAAAGGTCATAGAAGAAGTCGCTCGTATGATTTTCAACCCGCTCAAGGAAATGCTCATACTGCTTATATACTGCCTCATTGTGCGACTCGACTTTCTTTTCGACGTCTTTCTTCATCCGGTCGGTAGCATCCCGCACCTTTTCCATACTCTGCGCGTAGGTTTCGCCAATGTCATACTGTTCATATATTCTACGCATTCCTTCGATGGTCTGCTCTTGTAAGACTTCGAGGTCTACCATCGCATTCTTTGATAAGTCGATAGTCTTCTCAAGCTCTTCTTGCAGGGTGCGAATGTCTTTGACAATGCCGGATTCGATACCACTGCGACTGGTGAAGGTCTCCGTGATGTACTCTTTCAACTGGTTCACGTCACCTCCTGCCGCCTTAACCATTTCGCTCAAGGAATCAAAGAGCGGGAGTAATTCTTTTGGAAACTTTGACGTACTGCTAACCATACCAGTGATTGCCTGCTGATATGCTTTGCTTGCATCCTCAAGGGAAGGAAAGAGGTCTTTTATTGTCATGAAAACCTTATTGAGGTTGTCAAGAGCCTTAGAGAATTTCTCTGTTTCCGGCGTCCCGGCTTCCATTGCCCTCGTCCACTCATTCCAATCGATTTTGGAAAGCCGGTCATAGAGTGCTTCTATTTCAGGCGTCAGTTTGGACGCATCCATTCGCGCTTCCTGGAGCTTCTTCCCAATCCCGCCCAGGAGGTCAATGTATTCGCTTGGAATGACTCGGCTAAAAAGACCCTGCACGGACTTCTGAAATTCATCAGCAGCCTGTTTCGAGCTTGAAAAAGTACCGCGCAACTTGCCAAAAAGCTCAACCACGCGCTTCAAAGCATCACTGAAGCGTTCGGAATCGCTTTTCCCGGCCTCCACGTAATGCGCCCATTCTTTCTGAAGTTCTTCGATCCTTTTTCGCGCCTCCTCGGCAGCCTTGGCAGCTCTGGCCATTGCTTCCTCTTTTGCCCGTTCAGCTTCTCTTTCTTTAGCAACAGCAATACGTTTTTGCTCTGCTGTCTCAAGAGCCGCCTGTGTTGCTGCTTTACCAGCTTCAGTCATAGAAGCTTCAAGTTTGTTGTATTTCACCGCGAGGGCTTCAAGGGCTTTTTCCGTCTCTTTGTATCTCTTCTCATACTCAATGTTTGCCTGTGCAGCAGCCTCAAACCTCTTTGTGCTGCTTTCTACTCCGAGAGCCGCTCCCGGCCCATAAAGAAGCATTTTGGCTGAAGTTAAGGTTCCACCTATCTTGTCGAGCAACATGGCGAGTCGCATTATCTCAGCCTCTATGCTGATTATAACCAACCGGAATTTTACACCCCATTCCTCAATCACTTTCTTCCCTTCGCCGCTTAATTCGCCGTTGAGCCCCGCGACTGCTCCAGTGATTGTCTCAATGATTTCGGCAAGAGCAGGGGTGAAAGCTTGACCAGCAAGCACCTTTAGGTTTTCGTAATGTCGCTCCAGAGAAAGCATTTGCTTTCCCGCCGTTCCCATCGCCGCCTCATAAGTCCCGGCAATCTTTTCGCCTTCGGCCATAACAGCATTCAGACGAATTTGAGCTTTTTCATGCTCGCTAAGTTCCGCTACTGTGCGTCCGGTAGCTTTCGCCACGTCTTGATAAGACTTCTCAAAATTTACATTGATCCCGATGGTGCGCAGCATTTCAACTTGTGCACTCTGAATGCCATAAATCATCCGTTCAAACGCTTCCGATGAATTGATATTTCCGATAACCGCCGCATCTTGGGCGATTCTGGCAAGTTGCGCCGATTTAGTAAGGTCAAGCTGCGCCTGTGTCATGCGGATAAGAGTCTGTCGTGCCGATTGCAAGGAAATGCCCGCTTTTTCTAAACCACCAGCAAATGCTTCCATTTGCTTACCGGTATAGCCTGCATTGTTTCCGACAACCTGCAGCACCACGCCGAGGGTTTCGTAACGGGCGGCAAGAGTAGTGGCATTCTTGATATACTCGGCCATCTTCAAGGCACCATAGGCAGCTGCAAGCGCTTTGACCGCGGAAGCCAAGGCTATAAAACTTCGATTGGCCGAGGCGGTAGCTGTCTCAACCTGTTTGGTCGCTCCTTCAACCTTCTGCGCACTATCCCGTAGTTTCTCCAAATCACGGGAAGCCGTGACTGCGCCGGTGCTGTCTATGCGAATATAGAGGGAAGCAAGGTCTTGAGCCATTATTTTTTCATAACCTCTGCAAGGTAAACCTGGTCAATCATCTTGATTGTTTCCACTTCCCACGCCGATGGTTCTATCTTCATCAAATCGCACCAGGCTTTTATTTCCGTGTAGCTTAAAGCCATCGGCCCGGCCATGCTGTATCCACGCCCCCCGGATAATTCACAGAACCAGTCCCACAAGTAACGGGCTGCATCCGGTATCTCTACTGCTTCGAGCTGCGCCGGGGTCTTCCCCGTCTGTTCCCTGACCTTTTCAAGGTGCTCTCTGAGAGTTGCCCCATCTCCCTGTCGTCTTGCAAGCTGCGCTTCATGCTCCGCATATCGCATGAGTCCCACGGTCAAGTCTGAGTAAAATTTGCACGGTCACCGATAGCCGCATCCACCTGCTCCCTAATCCACGGGAAACGGGTGTAAAGCATCTTTGCGTTTTCTTTACTAAATGGAAGCGGTTTCTTCTCCAGCACAACTCCAGTCCATCCCAATGTACATGAAGCCAATAATTCAATGGCATTTTGTTCCATTTCTTCCGGTGATGGCATAGAGACTCTGAACCCCCCCCGCTGCATTCTGTCAAGGCGTCGCTTATTCTGTGCATTTGAAATGCGCCGAAATTCATCGGAGTCTTTTCCCAGCACCCGGATTGTAATGCCCAAATCTGCGTTAGTCGCCGGGTGATAAAGGGAAACATCAAAACCAGCATTGGCTGCTTTCGTTGTGTCCAGTTCCGCGAGGTCCAACACTTTTTCCATCACATCTTGCTGTTCCATTGTAAAGCCTCCTTTTGGTAGTTAAGGGGGCGTTCATTGGCGCCCCCTTTAATTAACGATTAAGAAACAGCCGAATCCTGAATGCTAATTGTGGTCGCTAAGGTGCTAACCGTGCAGGTTGAACCATCATCCCCAGCACTGTTGAATTTCGCCTGGAAGGGAATGGTCTGAATGATTTCCTCGTCCCCCTCTTTGGTTGCCCCCGTCAACACACATGCCGGCAAACTAATAGCGATGAAGTCAGCAGTTGGAGAATTGCTAACAGGGAAAACGGCGTAAATAGATACATCTGTCCCGGCACGGAAAAGGTCGCGGATGGTCGCACTCTCAAAATATATCGTCACGGTTCCAGTCACTTCAACCCGTCCGTCGGAAATACCCGGTTTGACCTGCGAGGCAATTACAGGAGCCATGGTCTTGTTGTTGCCTACGATGTCAATGCTTATGGAATTTGCCAATGTCTGCACTACACCATCGACTAGAATCACGGCGTTTCCCATCTGACACTGTTCGGTTGTGGTAATGCCTAAAGCGGCGGTAAAATACGGTGAATCTGCCGACGTTTTCGGCTGCATGTCGAGACCGAGGATGTCAATGTCGATTGTCGGAATCCCCGTGGCCTGTGCTTTGATTGATGCCCTTGAAGGCTTGCAGTCGATAAAAAGCTCAGAAATGTCGAGGTCTGAATAGCAGTGTTCGATTGTCCACCAGTCTTCAGTGTGGCCGGTTGCAGGTATCCAACACTTTTTTCCGACAACGGCGCAAGTTACGGAATCACCAGCGGCTTTATTAACTACAGGTTGACCATCAAGACATAAAACGGTCATAATCTTCGTCGTTAGAGCAGTAATGAGCATATTATGGTTATTGTTATTTACGCCTGTAGTTGTCCATCCGGTCCAACGAACAACATCGCCCACTTTGAATTTGAGATTTATAAAATCGCCAGCCGTGGTTGTAAATGTGCCAGCCGCACCGGTGGTAGTCGCTGCTACGACATCAGTAAGCGATCCAGAGCTCGCACCCGCTGCCCAATCCTTGCGTAAAAGCGAGGCAAGAAAATCTTTATAGGTTTGTGGCGACAACTCACCGCTGAGAGAACCATTACAATCCTTCGGGCCAAGATTCACGTCGCCAACTTGTTTATCCGGCCTCATTTCGTTGGATTTGTAATTTTCAAACTCTTCACCCTGATTGAACCTAAGGAAACGAAGAGTTTGAGCGGTTGCAAGGTTCCCCGCCGCTGCGGTTCCTTGAACCGTCTGCTTGCCAATAACAACTACCTTGTTTACTGCGTTTGCAATCGTCATTTTTCCTTTCTCCTTTCAGCTATTTATTTTTAAATGAAAATTCCAGCCGTCCACCTGATGCGAACAGGAACCATCCATCTGTCTCCCTCAATTCTCCCCGGGCCAATTTCGGGCGTGCTGATGATTTGAACATATGTCGTTCCTGATATGAGAACTGTTCCACGCTTAAAGGCAGTCCGAATTGAACTTGCTCGCGCTTCCGCTGCTGATGGGCCCGCATTGCTCGGATAAAAAAGGTTGACCTGGAATATTCCCCGTTCTTGGTAATACTTGTCCCCGGCGGTGGCATTGTTCGGTTCCGCCCGCAATACATAGCAGGCCTGATAGGGCGTTCCTGCTACAGGAGTGAATGCGACATTTTCCCAGGCAGTCGAGAGGGCGGGGGTAATCATGTTCAATTTGCTTTCCAATGCTGCCCTAATTGCCGCAATGCTCATTTGTTTACCTCGCCGGCTTTCTTATCAACAATGCCGCCAAACTCCATCGCAGTCAACCCAGCAACACCCTTAGGGGCCTGTCTGCTATGACCATCCTCGATTGGAATTGCATACGGAACGTTATTTGCCAGATAAAAGACATGACCGGCTGCATTTTTCGGGACTGCCGCCTCTCCTTTGGTTTTGGTAATGTCTGCGCTCTCAACTCCCTCAATTTCGGCGGTAGGACATACGTCCATGCCTATTTGCCAGTTTGTGCGGTAATGACCTCCGACATAACCGGGCGGTGGTTTTGATTTCCAATAATCGGCATCGCCCACGGGAGACCTTTCGAGCAATCTGTTGTGCATCTCAAGGACGGTCAGTCGAACTACCGCGTCAGCATTTCCTTTAGCCTTTTCGCAAAATTTTGTGATGTCAACCAAGAAGCTCATATGCATCCCTTTTAAGCGCGAATGTTTGCCTCATAGAGTACAACTGCCCCCGCCGGTGCGACCGTGTTGAGCGGAGAAACGATGGTGTAATTCACGCCACCTATGGCAACCGTGTCGCCCAGAGCAGGAGGCGTCAGAGTCACTCCGTCGCTATTCAGCGGTGAAAGAATGAGCTGCCTGTCGGTTGCAAGGATCAAAGTGCCGTCAATGTACCGGGCGTCCCATTCCATGACAACACCAAAACCTGTTTGTGTTTGTGTCGTGTTTGTTACCCCTCCGGTTGCTGGATTATAGGTGCCTGGTGTAACGTGGCTTAAGGTCACCACCTGGCCCTTCTTCTTCAGGAGTCGGTTTGCAGTCGCCACGAGGCGGTTATAGAAAGCAACGTCGGTCATACTCTCGCCAATTCCGTCATTATGGTATTTCCGCCCATATTCAGATACGGAGCGAGCATGGCCTCCACCGCCTTATACCTTACTTCACGCGGACTGTCCTTGTCATAAGCCACAGAGATCGGGCCGACTGCTTCAGACACCACCCCTTGCGACTGGTCTGCCAGGAGATCACCCGTTGCCGCCCGTAACGCCAGCTCCGCGCAAGCGTTCTTTACTTCTGTCGGCACGATATTGCTGGCAATTGCCCACCCCTCAACAATCACGCCAAAACGGGGCCAATCGAGTGACTGATTTTCCTGCACCCTGCAACCCTGCCACCGGGAGCGATAAACCTGTCGCATGTAATCGGTAGCTTTGCGAAGACATTGCTCACGGATAGCATCGGTTGACAGGGAGGCCCATGCCGTATTGCCCCGATTTGAATGATATGTGGAGGCGTCTGCTACTGATATGTAGCTTTCTGCCGTGGCGCTACCTGTGCCCAATTCGACTTCAAGTGACATTAGAAGACTCCTTCCTGACTTTCCATTGTTGCGTTGCTCTCTCGCTTTGAGCTTTCCTGTATCCTTCGCTTTGGAGTGTCTTCCTTAAGGCTTCCACTCTCTTCGGTGATTTTCTGGCCTCATCAAGAATAACATTTTGTGCTGCCCTGTTCACCGGGTCTGCAAACCGCCTTTTTCCACCTTGAGAAATAGCTTTTTTGTGCGCCTCACTTCGCAGCCCTTGTCCGGCTTCCCCTCGCCTGATATTTTCCTGAATCGTAACAGGCTCTAAGTGGTCAGGATTAATGCAAGAGCGGTTCCGGCAAAGGTGGTCAAGACACATTCCTTCAGGTATCTTTCCTTTATGAAATTCGTAGCTGGCTCTATGCGCTTGCATCATCCCATGATCCGTCAATTTCAATCTCCCGTATCCACCTCTTGTTGCTCCTGTCCAAAGCCAACAACCGGTTTCCTCGTCAACTATGTAGCGTTGCAATGCTTTTTCTAAATTCCCCTTTATAGAATTTCCAAAACACTCTAAGCTGCAAAACTTTTTTCTGTTAATTACTGAAGGAGCTCCTCTCATCATTTTTCCACATTCAGCGCACGCTTTTTCAATAATCGTCCTTTTCCCTTTGTTGTGTGGCACCTTCCCGATCAACGATTTCGAGTAACAATCCTTTGAGCAATACGCCTTCCCTTTAATCTGAGACGGCCACTGTAAAAATCTACTTCCACACGTTGGACATACATATATTTTCTTGTTATTCATAGTACATACCTCCTTTTAAGATATGTACTATTTTACTCCTTTTGTGATATAAGTCAAGTGTTACATTCGACTACTAAGCTCATCACCACCACCTTAATAAGCTGAACCTCTTGCAATCCGCCGCCAGTTCGCTCCGGTCACGGTGTTTGCTCCTACGCAATGATAGATATAATCAGCATCGGCACAGATTTCGTTTGTTACACCAACCGTCCCGGCAATCGCCCCGGCTGATGCCCGGTAGTAGATAAGGTTGATAACCTTGCCATTTGACGCCTCGCCCACTTCGGCGGCTTCAATGTCGATATCCGATCCGTTCAGAACCGCCGTCCATGCCGTCATCCCGTCAATGCAGGAAATCAGCCCGGCCACGTCCGCAAACTCGCCAGCGGAAACGCTCGTGGCTGCCGCTTTGGTGAAGGTCGAGCCGTCAAAGGTCACAGTGTCGCCCACAGCCAGTCGCGCAAGTTCAGCCGCCAAGAGTTTAGCACCTGCTTTAGCCTCCGCACTGCCGCCGCTTGTCGTTGCGCCCAAATGAGTAAGCGTGGCGATCTTCCCGTTCTGAGCCGTCCCTAATGCGTCAGAGGTCGCGGTTACAACGCCAGCCTTTTCCGCCCCCGTCCATCCTTCGAGGGCATTGAGCAGGGCCGCAAGTCCCGCTGCGTCGATAAATTCACCGGCGGCCGGGTCAGATGAAACCTTCGTGAAAGTGGCCTCCTCAAATCCAACGGTGTCACCTGCTTCCAGGATGGCGAGGTCTGCCACGGGCAAGGTCAGCATTGTTGGGGTGGCATTGACCGGGGTTTTCTCGGGTAGGCCGACGCTCACAAAGGCCGGGGCTATCAGGTTAGCCTTTAAGGCAAGGGCATCATAAACGGCCTTTGCAGTCGGGGCATGGGTAGCGTCAGACCCGGATAGCGCGGTTGCCAGTAGCGCCGCAACAGCCGCCGCTACTTCTGCATCCGTGGCATTTAAAGATGGGTCATAAGTCGTCACTGAAACGGTTATTGTTCCCGCTGTACAGACAACTTTAAACCGCTCCATATCAGCATAGGGGCCGAAAGTATAGGTTGCACCCGATGCAATAGCAGTCACGCTCTGAGCATCCCCGCCACCGGGCACCCTTGACAGACGAATGGCCGATCCACTCGCGCCGGAGGCTGCGACTATTGTCAAGACCTGCCCGGCGGTTAGGGAAAAGTTCTGTTGTTCATTTGCATTCATTTTTTATTCCTCCTCGGTTGTTTCTCCTGAATTGGAGGCTTTTCTTTCTCTTCAACATATTCTTCATCTTCAGGTTTCATCATGTCCCGGAACTGAATGTAATAGCCCTTCGGATGCGCCGGGTTATTGCTTTTTATCTTCACTGTTTCACGTTCCATGTCTCACCCCTTTAAGGAGGAGGGGGGAGGAATTACCTCCCCCGTGTCAGTTACGCCGCCAATATGGCAATATGTTCCGTTTTTACTGCCTTCACACCCCAGGCAATGCTGACTTCATACTGCACTTGCCGATATTGCCTGTATTCCCTCACCTCGAAGGACAGGCCGCTTCTGGGGTCGGTGATGATCCTGCTTCCGCTTGCCATATCGCCGCCCTGAGGAAGCGCCGGGATACGGGTCGCCAGTATGATGGCAGACCTGGCAAAAGCGAGGTTGCGGGCGCTCGACTTGTAGACGGCAATCGCGCAATTGTCCGCCGTTATCGCCTTCCGTAAACCGGGTTCGGAAATAACGATGGTGCCGCCGTCGGAAATGTCGGCATCCCCTGTGCGCACAACATACTGCGTTGTTGTGTCGCCGGTGTTTGCAATGGTCATCATATCGCCTTCAAGAATCGATCCTGTGCCGGCAGCAGCAAGAGCGAGAGAAGTGGCACCAACATCATAATCGGTACTTCCAAGAGTGCCGCTGTTTGCCGTGCCAACGGCAGGAACCTTTATCTGCGCCGACTCACGAACCGCCATGCCATAGAGGTCAATCAACACACCCTGCCGCAGCATGCTTTCGCCCTGCGGGACAGTGGTTGCCAGGTTGGCTAAAGACCTCAAGGCTGCGCCTTCTGTAGTGCCAAGCACCAACTGAAGGTCGGACAGAGGGGCACCATTGTCAGCCAGAATCTTCCGCACAAGAGCAGCGTCGGCAAGGTTTGTCTTAAATAGCGTAGTATCATTGGGAATTGCTCCGCGGGAAGCATACTTGTATAGGTTGCACAAATCGCTTTCGATTTCGTTACACAGAGTGCGCATGGCCTGTGCAAACTGGTCGGCCAGGATGCGCTGTACGCCAGGACCGCCGTTTTCCATCTGCAAGGATTCCTCGCCCTGCCAACGGATAGGAACGCGCCGCGATTTTGTAATTGCGAGCGACATATTGCCAATAACCTGCTCGCCGTCATCCGGGGGAACCGGAGCCGCTGCAACATTACTCGCAGTAGCAGCCGGAGCAATCGGAAAATAAACCGTCTGCCCAATAGCTGCTCTCGCAACCTGAGCGTCTATAGTAACCGCCGGAATCATACCCACCAACTCTCGGCTTACTGTATCAAGTGCCACGTAGAGCGGCGGGATAAGGTTTGTTAAGGTATTACCTGTGCTTGGATCTTCATATGCCATTTTTTAATCTCCTTTTTATTGTCGTAGCACAACCCCGCCCTCTTTGACAAATGCCATCTTACCGGCATCATCGAGAGCGTCGAACTGTGCTGCCGTTATTTGTTTTTTGTTTCCTCCACCATCAGTAGAGCCACCCTTTGCACCGCCGCCGCTACTCTGTGGCGCGGCGACAAAGTGCTTTCCTTCATCGGACTTCGCCCATTCTGTAACTGCGTCGCTTAGCGACTTATCGCCCATCATGGCAATCCGGTTTTCGCCATCAACCTTTATCGTTACCTGGTTGGACAGCAGAGCTTTGACGGCTTTCGCCAATTCAGGCTTGACGCCCGCCTTTAGCAAGACGTCGTTGAGGCCATTATCTATGAGCAACCGATTGACAAAACTACTCTCTGCTTCATAGTCTTTCATGGCCTTTTCCAGTTTCTTATTGCTCTCCTTGAGAGCTTTTTCCAGTTCGGCAATTTTCGCTTCCGCCGCTGTTTTGGCTTCAAGAGCTTTTATCGCTTCTTCAATTTCACTTTTTGACATTCCGGCAAACATCTTGTATTTGCTCAGAAGTTCGTTGTTTTTGGCCTTCAGCCCTGCGGTCGCTTCTTCAACTGCCTTTTCGACGGCCTCCTTAAGTGCCGCCTGTGTTTCTTGGTCTTCAGGATCGTATGGCATTATCTGTCCTCCTTTGGAGTTATGGTTAAGGGCATTGCCCAGTTAAGCCCGCGCCCTCGGCACGGACTACGCCGCTAATTTTTCCAATTCCTCAAGCCGCAGTGGGCGGCCTGTCTAGTCAATCAACTGATTTAAAGTGATCTTTCCCTTTCGGTACAATTCTGCCCGCCCCGGCCCCAGCAACTTGTTCAGATATTCATCGCTATGCCGTGCCAGGAATGCGTCGAATGACGTATCCGCCGGAATCTGCCCCAGATCGGATGCGCGCGTCCCTTTTGGCAATTCTTCGACGTCAATGCCGAGTTCCTTCATAGTTTTTGTGACCGGGCATAGCACGCACCTGCACGCCGGATGGGCCGGAGGCATACTGAAAGTCAAATTAGTGTTTAGTGGCTTTCCATCCAAAGTCCACATCTTTCCATCCCTCGGAATGCACCGCAAGCAGGTATGACCGTCCAGAGTCGCCAGCCATCGCACGCCTTTGATGATGTCATCGTTTTCCCGATAGACCGCCATCCTTGCATCATTGGTTATTTGCATAACTGAATCGTGCACAAGTGTCAAGGCGTTTCTGCGGGATATATCCATAATGCCAGGAATGCCTTTCTTTTTGCTTCCCACGATACGAGTAATAATTTGCTGTAGCGTCTCACCTTGCGCAACCCCCTGCCGCACCTGCGCCATAAATTTAAAAGCAGTATCTTCCGCTTGCTTTGCCCACCAGTCGGCCAGAGGTGCACCCTGAAGGAGAGTATCGGCTATCAGAGCTTTCACGGTCACTGCCGTAGGGATGGAGGCCTCAAGACCAATGGAGGCAATAATGTTCGTACTGGCTTTTACCTCTGTCTTCGCCAAGTCCTCAATGTCAACTTCATCCTGCATTTTCCCATAGAATGACTCGATAACCGCCGCGCATTCCTCCAGCAATTTCTCAAGACGTTGTCTGGTGAATTCCGTTATATCGTCGCTCGCCAGCTTCGCTTTCAATTCCTTTTCCATCTGAGCAAATAATGTCATGATGCGATTCTTCTCACTTGCCGAATATCGCAATAATGCAATTTGATGACTCAATAATTTGTCGGCAAGTATGAGAGCAACGTCATTCATTTAGTCACTCCGGCGTCGGAATCGGTGCGCTTTCAATCTGTGACTGCATTTCTTCAAGCGTAAGGTCGGACGCAATCACTTCCGCCTTCTGCAGTGCATTGAAGAGCACCTGCATTGAAATTGCCCCCTGCTGCCATGCAGACACCAGGGATGTCAATTCCTGCGGGGTCATGTCAGGAGGCAAATATTCACTATTCAACTCAACCGATACATCAGTAGAATCCGCCCCCGCCCATTCACAGAATTTCTTCATCGCCATCGTAAGTCCTGCACTGATAGTGTGAGAAATTGCCGCCAGGATAGAGTTTTCACCTGCCCGGTGAATGGCAGCCGTCTGCGCTGTTTCCGCGTCCTTCTTTTCAGCCGTCAACAACCGCGCCCCAAGGATTGCCATGAGTTGTTCTAATTTCTCTTTTTCAGTCGCAATGGCACTAAGACCCTGCCCTTGATATTCCAAATAATACGCCCTCGCCTGCGGGTCGGGGAATGTCCAGGCATGTGATGATCCGATATACAGCCGCTCGCCAGGAGTCTCAGGAACGTAGCCGGAAACCACCGGAGTCGGCAATCCGGTGAAGTGCAGTCCATGTTTGTGGTCTGCGTCGAGGCGGTAATGGGCGAGGTTGGCATCCACAAGATCAATCAAGGGCGGGTCGTCCATGTCCGGGGTGGTGTCATCAATGCCGATAAAGTAGAACGGAATCCAGTCAAGCACTTTACCGGCAATCATTGGATAACGGTCTGCCTCCACCTGTTCATCTTCATTGCGGCCATTGATGCGAAAAACTCTTACGCGATATGCGCCATTGAATAGGTCGAGAACCCGGTAGCGAGTTTCCGTCTTTTCGGCAAACGCTCCATCAGGTTCACTGTATTGTTCAGCGAGGACTATCTGCGTCAAGACATACTGGTTAGCTACCATACCGCATTTCCAATTGATGATGGATTCCGCCGGGTACATCTTCATGAAAGGACGCAAATTTTGACGCTGGGCGTCGGCCAGCGTGATACCCTGCATCTTTTCTTGTGGCGGATAATCCACCAATATGCCTATACGCCCAGTTGTCAACACGTCCAACGTACAACGTTGAGCGAACACATAGAACGAAACGCCGGACATTGTTATGTCATCGAGCATCGGCCTAATGGAATCGGGGACATTGACCACGGGTGGGCGGCGGAAGATCATCCCATTCAATGCCGCGATGGTGCGCCATGTCGCGTTATAGAAAAGTGCCCGAATCTTATAGGCATTGTAATCGGCATCGGTCTGTGCTGCCAGCCTCGGCAAATACCTTTCCCCCGCGGCATGAATAGCGTCTTGGCCGGAAACAGCATCCCGGCACCTCTGCCATTTGAGGATTTGCCTATCATAATCTAAATGATGCGTATTCACTTGGCTCATCTATACTCCTACAACTTTCATCCGCGTCATTGGTCGGATAATCGGAAATTCATAGGCAATTAGATAGGTTGTGGCGTCATTTTGGTCATCGAAACCAGACGTTTTATCTGGCTCGCCATTAGGATCATAGCATTGTTGCTCCAAACACCGCGCTATATTAGGACACAAGCGAGCATTTACCTTCACCTTTCCCGTCTCGAACGCCTTATTGGCAGCAAGGACACGATCCTTAACCGCCGGGTTAGTTTTCTTCACTCTTACCGTATATCCTGCTTGTTGCAATAATGCAATATCAGATTTCGATGCATCAACGCTTTTTCTGCTTCCGCCGCTTGCATCAGGGTAAATGATTATTCGATGTCCTTTGTCACGCCATCTCTCGTTAATTATGCGTATCATTTCCGGCGTGTCAAAAACATCTTTCAACTCTGCGACCGCATGAAAGCCATCAGGTCTCTGCACATAAATAGCAGCACACATACGCTGCACGTTGAAGTCACACGAGATGAAAAGTGGCTCTTTTTCCTGAATTGTCTCGGTGGAATTACAACGCACCCGGTCGTAATTGCGATAGACTGTGCCACTGGTGAGGTTGACGAATTGCCCGTTAAGGTATGCTTGGATAAGCTCTTCAGGGTATATTTGAAGCATGGAGGGGATATAATCAGCAGGGAGGTTCTCCTCATTGTCGTAAGTGCTCGCCTGTACTACGCCGTAATTAACAGATAATTCGGGGTTTTCTTGAACGAGTTGGACAAAAAGCTTGTGGCAGAACCGGAACCCTTCAGGAGTGGTTGTTACATCAATACCGTTTTTAAGACCATCGATTTTATACCGCATACGAGCAATAATCTTGCGCCAGCAGTTTTCTGCTTTTGCAATCGGCAACGTGTCTAATTCATCAATCGACGCATGACCGATTTTAAAGCCTATGATGGAATGGGGATGATCAAGCGACCGGCAAATCGTCGTGCCGCGATAAGTGCGCCCGGAATAGAAATGGACTTCGTGGTTTCCTTCTTTGATTTCAACATTCAGGCCCAGCGAAAAGGCGACCTCTTCGATTGTCGGGTAGAAGATGTCTCTAATCTGCGAGTAGGTGGGCGCGAAATATCCCTGATTCACCTTTGGAAATTCCCAGTAATTTATGCACTGGGCTTGCCCGCCAACCCAAGTCTTCCCGGCTCCGTATCCAGCTACAAATGCCCGGTATTTCTTGTTGAGGCTAAGAAACTTTCCTTGCGGTTTATTCGCCTCTGCTCTTACCACTAGCATCTTTTACCTCAATAACTACCTTAACCGGAGTCACGCTCAGGTTTTCGTCATCCTCTTTTTCCCGCGTTCCACATCTTGTTTTATCAAGCCATATTGCAGCCGTCGCGTTACCATCCTGTGCCTGCTTGATCAGGATGTCGGTAAGTATTACTTTGAATTTAGCCTTCCCTCGCCTAATTGCCTCTTCAATTCCTGCATTAACGCGCTTAGCTTTATAGAAAGTTACGGCCGTATACCCGAATGTAAGGGCAATCTCTTCTATCGTGAGACCTTTTGCCGCGAGGGCCTCTACTTTATCATAATCGAATACCGCTTTTTTTCGTCCACCTCTTCCTGCAGAGTTGGGGGGATTCTCGTCAGACATAATTCAACAGCCTTTTTTTGCTATATTTTTTCTGTCTCCAATTATCGCCTTACACTCTTTTTTTGCAATGTCAAGAATTATTTTTTATTTTTTCCATCTGCACCGTATCTCGTACCACCGATCCCTTAACGCTCTTTCAACCTCTGCCTTAGTCTTTTTCTCACCCACCTGCTCCCAGGTATACCGCAGCACGCACCAGCCCCGCAATGCCGCCGCGTTGTATTTCTCCAGGTCGGCAAGAAAGCCGGCGGCCCGGTTATGCCTGCCATATTGCCAGACTCCGCCCTCTATCTCCACCGCCACCTTCTCCGCCGGGAAAGCAACGTCGAAACGCCATTTTCTTTTAGGGTGAAACCGGTACTCCAATTCATATGACGACCCGGTTTCAAGGCGAATTTCTTCGAGCACTAAGTCCAGAGCAACTTTGTTGCTTTTCACTTCATCTCCTCTTCGCTTTTAACTTGTAAGGAATCCTTGATTATTTCAGCCCTCCACATCCCATATTTCCCGGCTTTGCCTTTATGATATGCCTCCCATGCCGCCGCTAAAGCTGCCAGATTACGAATTTCAATTGCCTTTTCCGGTGGCCCCTCCCAAAAAATACTGTTCCCTAAAACTTCACTTTTGATTGATACCCTTATCTTCATTTCTCTCCTTAATTATTTCCGCTTTCCATAATCCGCGTTTCGCCTTTTTACGCGTGTGGTAGGCTACCCAAACAGCCGCCAACGCTGTCGAGGTGGGGACTTCCAACACCTTTTCCGGCCTCACTTCGGGATCGGCCAAATTCTTTTTTGTCTTGTCTTTCCGCATGTTTTCAGCTTTTCTTGCCGCCTTTTTTTCAGAGAAAAGGAAATAAAACAAGGTTTTTCTACCAGCCATCAATCGCCATCATAGCATGGACATCTCTCAGCATACTCAAAGGATTTTAAGTTTCCATTCCGCAGGATTTTCTTGAATATTCGAGTTTCCGCACCTTCATAGGTGCTTAACATCCCCTGCCGACAATATCCGGTTGCATCACGGTATTTCAGGACGCCATTTTCCACCGGTATCTTGGCCCGCAGATGAAAACAGTCTTTACAGCTTTTCGCCATTGTTAATGTTCCTCCGTTTTCTTAATTTCTATCGATATTGATACGACACTTTAAACATTCTTGATGTTATTGCATTTTCCACCTGCTCGATAAATTCCCCGCTCGTTATTTCCTCCCAGGTGTAACGCAGGACACACCAACCGGCAAGGGCGGCGGTATTGTATTTTTCCTTATCCCGCAGGAAGCCGGACGCCCTCGTGTGTCTGCCATATGTCCAGACAGCACCCTCGACTTCCACAGCTACCAGGACCTGAGGAAAGGCGGCATCAAACCGCCATCGGCGGGGTTTGGCGAAGGCATACTCCAGGAATCCTTTAGCGCCCGTTTCCTTCTCCAGACCCATGATAGCGGCTTGGAACATGACGATCCTCGAATCCCTTTTTGCCATTATTATTCCTCACGTTTCTGTTATTTGATGATGTGGTGTTGTTGTTATATCAACTATTTCCGGTGTCACATTCCACCCATTGGCCGCATTATTAATTTCATGCAAGCCTGGCAAATATTCAGGATGCCCACCTTTTCGCGTTGATAAAATGTTATAGAGCCTTTCAAATTCTTTTTGCTTCCATTTCAGATCTGCATCCATCCAATCTCCCGTGCTCTCCCAACCTCCCATAAACTTTATCACGCTGTGGATAACAGGGTCATCAAACCGAATAGATACATAATTCCCATGACATCTAATTGCGGACACGGTTTCGATCCAAGCATTTAATGACCGGCTTTCTTTACCGCATTGCATGATTTCTATCAATTCAACAGGCTTCGGAAAAAACTTAGTCGAAAAGATCAGCTCCCGGAAAGCCATTTCGCAAGCTTCATCTGAAAACGGCTCAAGGGCTTTCCAATAAAGGCTTAGGAGCATGTCGCTTATTTTTCTATCATGCAATTCACCCAGTGCCGCCATATATTCTCGAAATTTAACTTCGTTTGTCATTTTCCCGGCCTCCAATTTTTTATTACCTGAATATTATTCATGGTAATATCGCTGACTTTCCCCGCCAATGGATGGGGTTTTTCATTTAGGTAGGACTCAAACTTGGAGCTGAAAAGTGTTTCCGGCCTAAGATAATCAGCCATCTTTGGGTCATCCCCCCATTTATCGACTTTAATATCAATGACTCGTTTAAAATCATCAAGTACAAACCCCTCTTTCCATCGAGCATCAATGAGGCTTTTTGTTTTTTTTGTGCTTGCCCTGAATGTTTTTGCTGTTTTTTCATTCAGATAATTAATAATTTCCGTATATGGGATGGACGCCTTTGATTTTGAATCAGGTATGGGCACGGGAATTTCCGGTGCTTGCACCGATTGGGTTGTCCAGTCTCCAGAAGATTTCCATTGGGGGGGATAGGGGGGTTCCTGTTCCTGTTCCTGTTCCTGTTCCTGTTCCTGTTCCTGTTCCTGTTCCTGTTCCTGTTCCTGTATAGGCATAGCCTTCGGGAAGGCTTCCATAAAGGCTTTCCTGAAGCCTTCCCCAAAGCCTTCCACTAAGGAAGTAACATTGTGAAACCATTGTGCTTTTAATGGTGAAGTAGGTATCTCTACAAAGATGTTTTTCCACGATTTTATAACGTTACCACTTTGAGGTGGATTGTATTTTAAGAAATTTGGAATGAGGATTACGAAAGCCTTTTCATCATACTCCAGAAAGCCTTCCCGTAAGGCTTCCTGAAAGGCTTTCTCATATCTTTTGATTGGCCATCTTTTTTCCTCTGCCAACATCCCGACAGATGCCTTGAAAAGACCTAAAGGGGTTGAAAATGGAGTTGTTAAGACGTGGAAAAATACAAGCTGACAATCATCTGAGGCAAACGGAAATTTATCGTCATTCCAGATGAGACAATGGATATTGCGGTATCGGCTCATTTTAAAACCTCCTTACCAAGGTTTGATCCTGCACCCGCCGGTGGGTAAGGTCTCCTGCCTGAGAGGTAGGGAAGCAGAAGCACCGGCGGGCCAAGATTGCGGCTCCGGGCCAGGGAGCAATTAAAGAGTATCATTTGGGGTTACAAAGTCAAATCGTCAATTAATGCCACGCCGTTAAATTCCGGTGGACTAACCGAGAGAAACGGAAGGCCACCAAGCCAGGCGCTTAACTGCTCATCATCGCTCATACCCAAATCCATCTCCATTAGTTCGTCTGGGCAAAAAGTTGCGGACACGATAGTATCCCCGTAGAATCTCTGTAGTTCGAGCCAAAGCAGTTTCCCTGGCACTCCCCATAATCCGACTACACGGTAGTGATATCCATTAAACGCAAGTACAGTCGGGTATTCATCTCCATTTGGAACAATTTTTATATGGCCGGTTTCTGGGCAAGACCGGTCATATTTCCATCCATTCATCGCTTTCACAATTTGCGGACAATTCCCAGTTTGATGAAACCCACCACAATAAAAGCAGTGAAGCTCATATTTCTGCGTTCCAAGCCAACGTTTTTCTTTCATTTATCAATTCTCCTTGTGTTTTAAAATCCATAGATTATTTATGGGTTTTGCGTAATCAAGGCAGCGATACGCTCTGCTGCACAACCCGCATCGTGGCTACCGTACCAATGCCCGCATCTCTTACATATTCTTTCGGCGTCTATGCGCTTTGGCTTGTTCGTGACGAAAAATAGCGCCGGGTAGCCGGAAATGCGTGCAAGTTGCTCTGCACACACGCAACAATATGTTTCGCCACCGATACGAAATGCTAATGCCTTCATTCGTCCTCGTTTGAGCTTCATGCCGGACTTCCCGTCACTTCCCGCAGTTTTCACATGCTTTCATTGGTCATGCTCTCCGGCTGTTAAATTCGTTCTGCCGTTTTCTGGCTCGCCAGTATTTTGCCCTATATTTAAAAAATCTCTCCATATCAAAACCTTTTTAATCATCAACCGATTCCTCCTTTTTTTGACTCATTTCCCCAAGTATCCCATCCAGTGATAGGTTCCCCTCGGTGGAATAATTCAATCCGAGGTCCTATGGAATAAAGACGGTCTATCATTCGGCGAAATTCTTCTGGTTTCCTGCTATGGTAGGTTTTTTTGATATGCCAAAGTTGAGGCTCCCTCGATTCAACATAGGGCGTTCCCCTTCCCCGTGTCCCGATAAGTAAAACCTCAAGTTCTGCTCGATGGTAATTACTCCACGTTGGAACCAATTTATCCCAAACGAAGGCGGTCTTGTAGGTGAATCCCCATGACTTCACCACCTCCAGAGCGTCAGGCAGTAGCGGAAATGTAGCCCACAGGAAAAGAACCGAATCAGGTGCAGCCATATCTTTAACGGGCATCAAACAAAGTTCCTCCAGGCTCATGGTCGGGTAGTGAGAAGTCGCGGCTACCAGGTCGAGGCTACTTACTGCAAGTTTGTCTTTATACTGCCAAGGCGGATCGGCATAGATGATTCTGTATTTTCCGGGCGGTAATGATGCCGTCCTATCCTCAACCTTTACCCGCAGGTAATCCCTCCAGGCAACCGGGAATCTCATTTCACCCGACACAACAAGGCCAAACAAATCCGGTCTTTCCTTCCTGAGTATTGCCATCCTTTTTTCATTTGCGATTTGTCTCACTATTTTATCTCCCTTTTATCTTTAACAATTTTTGCCGTCCACATCCCGAATTTAACCGTTTTCCCCGTTTCGCAAGCCTTTCGGGCCGCTACCCGAGCGGCCATGTCTTGTATCTCACCCACCTTATTTGGCAGCCCCTCCCAAAACACACCTCTCCCCAGTAGGTAGTTGTTAAAAGTCACCCTGATTTTCATTCTTTCCCCCATCTCCTAAACCCTTTCTCAGGCGGAAAATCGGCGGTGATGTCCCGTCCCGCCCAGTCAAGAAATTCTTCCAACCGGCACCAATGCAGCGATTCACCATTTTTTTCTACCGCCTCATCATAGAGCAATTCGCCGCGGTACGGGTCAACGAGAATAACATAGCGGTCGTTGTAGTATTTCTCCGACCTACCAACCGGACGGGGCCTTGCGGCCTCGTACATATGCTCTTGCTGTATGTCTTTCATGTCGAGCACGATTACTCCCTCCCCCCCTCTTTACTCAATCAGGTCGCGGGCCTCGACATCGAGGACCTTGGCAATCTTATCCAGTGTTTTCAGCCGCTCCTCGCGCCGCAGCCAGTGATATAGAGCCTGCCTGGTTATTCCCAGGCAACGGGCGAGGTCGGCATAGGTCATGCCCCGCCGCCTCAATTCCTTCTTTATTTTCGCGGTCTTAAGTCGCATTTTTTCTCCTTTCGCTACCTTATTTAGGTGGTAATGTAATTCATTTACTCCCTTCTGTCTAAGTTTTTTTTACTTATTTTTACTTTTTTTGCTTTATTTCGCTAAGTCATTGAAATTATTGGATATAAAAAATTGGAGAAAGTAAAAAAAAGACTTGACAAGGGGTAAAAAGGGGGATATGATGCAATCAAAAAGAAGGAAGGAGGAAGGAAAAATGATACTCATCAAAGCTACATCTAATAGCGAGCCCTCCCTCTGCGATTGGGAGGCAGAGCGGGAGGCAAAGAGAGAGCTTATCGCTGAGAGGATTATCGCCGACGAAAAGAATGAGCGCGGTTGCCCGCGAGGGTGCCCCGATTTTTGTTGGCCTTGGCATGAATGGCCGGACTGCAAACTGGGGCACAAGTTTCTGACGCAACGGGAAAGGCAACGAGAGCAGGAGGCTATGAAAACTTGGGACGCCATCGAGGGGTGGCTTGACGGAAAAAGAGGAGAAGAAGAGAATGATTGCTGAGATAATCCCGAAGATTGCCGGCCAATTCGCAGAAGAAGAACAAGGTTATCATCCTCGTCCCTCAATGGCAGGCCCGGAACGCTGTATCCGGCAAATGGTATATCATGCGCTCGGTATTGAGCGCAGGCCATTTCCGGGTCGCGCCCTGCTGGTCTTCGATGACGGCAGATGGCACGAAGAGCTTTCACTTGATTGGCTGCGCAAATCGGCCTTTCAGGTAAACTCGGAGCAGATGCTCATCAACATCTCCTTCCCCGGCTTCGGTCTATCTCTGATCGGACACATCGACGCCCTGCTGACCGACATCCTGGGAAACGATTATCTTTTAGAACATAAGGCGATAAACCACTTCACTTTTCAGCGGTATTGGGACGGACAGTTGCCGCTCGACTACATCACGCAGGTATGTCTTTATCTGCGAGGTCTTCAGGCGGTCAACCCTGAACTGCGGCGGGCGATTCTGCTCATCAAAAACAAGAATACCGCTGCCTATCTTGAATTTCTCATCGAATATGACCAGTCCACAGACCTCGCCCTTATTATCGAGATGACAGACAGCAGTGGCGAAAAGAAGACTCTCGACGCCAAAATAGAAAATATCTGCCGGGACGCTTTCACAAAGTTTCAAACGGTCGAAGATTATTGCAAAAAGCGGACGCTCCCCAAGCGGCAATATTTCATCGACGACTGGCATTGCGATTACTGTGGATGGGCGGCCGCCTGCTGGGAAAATTACAAAGAAGAATTTAAGGCCCTTTCCGAGGATGTAGCCCTTTCTGAAGAAATAGAAACTATGGCGCGTTACTATAAAGAACTGGGAGCACAGAAATCGGATATTGAGAAGGAATACAAGGCCCTTTCCGAAAAGGTGAGAGAAGCCTTGAAAGCGGTAGGCGCAAGAGAAGGCCGGGCTGGGGAATATATCTTGAAGTTATCGCTTATTGAAAAAAAACGCATCGACCCGGAACTTCTAACGGACATGGAACGCGAAAAGGCAACAGTTACAAGTTTTTACGAACGCTTGAATGTAAGTGCACCAAAAAGAAAGGAGAGGAAGGAAAATGGCTAACAGCTTTGCGCCAAGAGTTACGCGGATAAAGGGATTATCAGATAGACGCCGCCTGCCGAGGTTGGGAATAATCCGCCTCGGTCTAAAAGCGAGGTCGGCGAAGTCAGGACGGGAATATCCGGTTGAGGTGCCTTATTTTATTTGTCCGCCGGAAGTGCAGAAGATATACGGAGAGCAGCCGACTGAGTTGGACGTCATGCTGCCGACGAATAACATTGATGAAATTTTTCCCTGTGCTTATAAATATTATGGGTCATCGAAGGGGCTAAAATGCCAGGGGGACGGCGAAAAAGCATGGCGCGTTAATGAGACGACCAATGAAATGGAGCAAGTTGAATGTCCATGCCAATTCCTTGAAGAAGGAAAATGCAAACAAACAGGGATGTTGATGGTAATGTTGCCGAAGGTGAGCGTTGGTGGAATTTATCAGGTGCGGACATCATCATACAATAGCATTGTGGACATCAACAGCGGCCTTGACTATGTTTCAGCCCTCGTCGGTCGTTTCGCCCTCGTACCGCTCAAGCTCAGACGGGTGAAGACGGAAACGCATCACGACGACAAGAAACAGAGTCACTATACCTTACAAATTATTTTTGACGCTGACATCCAGACGCTAAATACGCTCCGCAGCGATACCATCAGAGTGCTCGAACATCCACGCTATCAGTTGCCCGCACCCCTTGATGAGAACCCGGAATCTGCGCCTGTTGACATGGTGGTCGATGTAGATGATGAAGAAAGACAGGCAGAGGAAGATATTCCTTTTGTTAGTGATGAGGATCCGCCACAAAAGACGTCCGCCGCAAATGAGCCGGAATATATCACGGAAGCTATGAAGCGGGCGATTGAAGACTTCATTAAGCGGGCAAAACTCGACCGCGAAATGGTCAAGGAGTTTTTTCTTTATCACGAATGTATCGGCCTGAATGATGAAGGAGAACCAACATTGACGAAGCTGCACAAGAAAGTAGGTCTGCGAATGATCAACGACCAGGATGCCTTTCTGAAGAGTTTCATGAAATGGACGGAAGGAAATAATGCCGAAAAGGAATAAATTTGACAAAGGAGGCATCATGGAAATCAGAGTCTTGGCCCCCAAACCTTTGGAAGAAATTCAAGGATGCGTGCATCGATGAACGAACGGGTAAACCACAGAGCGGCATCAATTGTTCAATCTTTAGAAACGAAAGCCCAACGCAAAGCTCTATCCTTATCCGCCAAGCTGACGCCATCGCTGATTTTTGCTGGCCTGGTGAGAGGCATTATACCTACGTGGATGCAAAAAAAATCAAATCAATTAACCCCGGATTTTGCTACATTCAAGCTGGATGGCGAAGGTGCGGCAGAACAAAGGGAGGTAAAATAATTTTAGAGAGGTAAAATGAAAAAAGTTGAAGGTGTCATCATTGACGGAATGAGGTACTACTATCTTGATAGGCAGGGTAAGGACATCGGGATGAAACGCTGGCGCGTGTCGGCCTATTATACGCCGAATTTTGCCGAAACATTTTTCTTCGACTCACAGGAAGATTACAACAAGTTTCTGGAGGAAAACGAGTCTCATTGCTATCAGGATTTTGAGCAATTTTGTAAGGATTATAAGGCAAGAAAGGAGACAGCATCATGAGAAGAATCTACGATACCTTGATGACATTATTTTTCGCGGCGTTATTGGTGGTTCTTTGGGGTTGCCTTTTCATTCTGGGCATGTACATCGGGACATGGATATTATTCTGAGAGGGGGGAATAATGCTCACGCAATTAAAAGAAGTGCTGCGGTTGCTTTTTCGTCGGCCTCTCTTGCCAAAAGGCGGTACAGGCTACATCAAAATAAATGGTTTTCTTGTGAAAATTGAAAGGATCAAGTGAGGGGGAATCATGAGGATCATCACCGTTTACGATTGTCGAGGGTGTCCATACTTCACGGATTTCTATTGCAGAAAATTAGCTCCCGATGAGCACGGATTCTATCCGGTCATACCGAAGGAAAACAGAGAAAAGAAGGTCATCCCCGACTGGTGCCCGCTACCGACGGAAAGACAAGAGGAATTGATTAACAAGATGATACTGCACAAAGACGCGATATACGAAGAAGGAAATTAAACAGAAAGGATAACGCCATGAAACGAATTATTTTGCTTCTGATGATGACATTGCTAATCGCATCATGCGGCCCGGAGAATAAGGTCGTCGAAGGCACAAGAATAAAGCCATTTCATTACAAGACCTTTGACACGAAGGACACACAGATAATGACGAAGGCCATAATTTCGGCAATGGAGAAGGAGCGGTATATCACGAAGGAAACGAGGCCGGAACTTGGAATAATCATCACAGAATTTTATGAGAATAGTACCGCTCCGAGTGCTATCGGCCTCCCCGTCCCGGCTGTCTATATGACTACCTGCACGGTACGAATTAAGCCGACAGACGACGGTAAGCTATCGGTATGCCTCTATTTCGTGGAAAAGCGCGTTTTCCGGTGGTCAGGAAGTCTTCAGGGAATAAGCTACATCGAGGATGAGAAGGTTTACGAAGAATGGTTTACCCGTATAGAGAAGGAGTTACCGAAGAAATGAAAAAGTCCGAGCGCAAATGTGTCATCTGCGGAAAACCATTAAACATGAACGGTTGCGGTCGTTATCGTATCATCTGTGGAGACCTGGATTGCAAAAAGGAGCGGCATAAGCAAACCGATTCGCTGTTGAAAAAAAAACGGGATCAAAAAGGTCTGCATACCAGGTATGAGAGGAAATTCGAGGTATTGGTCAAATGCCCTTCCTGCGAGAAGGAAAGGATTGAAATTTTCAGTCACAAGCCAAATGTAAAACCTCGTATCTTTTGCCGAAAATGCGAATATAAACGAAGCGGTCTTGATTAAAAAGCCCCGACGCTGGAAAGGAGCATAGAAACGCCGGGGCTTTGGGGGAGGAATCGGCGACCTCCCCCATTTACTTTTTCAGAGTATCGATTACCTTCTGGAGCTTTTCTTTTTCTTCTGTCAACTTCTGAACATTATTCTTGTAGACCAATGCGCCGGAAATAAAGCCAATTAATCCGCAAAGAAAGCCAACAATCACATACCACATAATTTTATCCTCCTATAAGAGAAGTTTTGCCTCGGTCTCGCGCCTCAACACGAGGCCGGGAAGTTTCCTGCCCGCCGCATAGACCCAGCGACGGATTTCGTATGCAGCCTCCGGCAAGTCTTCAGCATTTACACGCCGCCGCAGCGTGGAAGTCTGAAGACGGCCGGGGCCGAGGTTGTAAACGAAGTCGGTAATCGCCGCCGCCCGCCGGTCGCTCTTGACAAGTACCGGGCAATATTTGACGGCCTGCGAAAGGCTTTTCTCTACTTCATGGCGCATAAAAACGACGGCCTCCTCTTCTGTAACCGGCTTATCTGTTTGCTGCACCTTGCGGCCGTCTGGATACACCGTCGTCCCGAAACCGATAGTCCACACGCCCGCCGGACAACGATACGGTTTGCTTCTGAAGCCCTCGAATTGCATCACGAGAGACGAAGCTATTTGAATCGCCTCCTGCATTATCTAACCTTCTCAAAGACCCGCCCCATGAACCAGAAGTTTAGGATCCCCGCCCACAGCGTCTGGTCTGATTCGCTCCACGAAAGTTGAACGGCCTGAACCCACGGAACATCAGCATCTATCGCCGCGTAAAAAGCCGCGACCTTCACGAGGTAATAGAGAAACATGAACCAGTAGGTAATTACAGGCCGGACAAGCACAGAAAGCCCATCAACCCATGCGATACCTGTCTTTACCGCCTGCGATGATATGGCCTCCTTCAAGGCATCGAGAGCACCAGTATTCCAATCAGCTTGAGCTTGTGCGCCGATTTCATCAAGCCGCTGACTGCCTCTTATCTTTTCAAATTCGAGGGCCTTGTCCTGCATCGCTAATTCGTGGGCGCGTTCACCTTTTCGGTCAAGCCACTTCAAGACTTCAGGCGCGAGCCGAAGAAGGCCGCCCAATGCGCCGCCAATAAGTGTTTCAATCATTTCATGCCTCTTTGTTTCCTCCGTTTGCCTTTTTTAAGGCTTTCAGGATTGCATTTTCAATTTTAAGATCGAGCATGTCTTGAAATTTCACCATTTCAGCCGAGAAATATCTTTTAATTTCCTCGGTATTCCCGTGACACATCACAGAATGTTCTGTTTTGCTCATCATCTGTCGATAAACAATGCCAATAAGCGCGACTATCGCCGCCCCGAACAGGAATTGAAGAAGCTGTAGTAAGTGGTCGAACATTCTTTCGCCCTTTTTTATTCCGGCCAACCGCCGGAAAAGTCATACGAGTTAACAGCCGCTATCTTTTCGACGGCTGTTTTTGCTTCATCCGCTGCGATATTGCCGATGGCGTCTTTGTGCGCCCATCCGGTAGCAAACATCTCTTTCCACCATGTCCGAAAGGCCCGGCCAAAGTCCAGCATCTGAGACCCATTCATCACATGCTCGACGTTTTCTTTGTCACGGAAAGGTAAGGTCTCATTGTCGCCGAGAGAAACCAATTCAAGGCCTGTCACACCGAGGCCGGTAATGGTAGTCATGTCTTTCTCGTTTCGCACTTGCGCCGTGCCCCAGCCATCGGGGAATTGATAACGGAAACCGGCAGCTATCTTCTCATCCCGAAAGGTATCGACAGCACGCTGGCGGATGATGACGGCCTGCTGAAGAATTTCTTCATCTCGCGCTATCCCCTCGGTAGACTTCACGAATCCGCCGTCCACATAATGATAGCATCGCGGTGAAAAATCGGGAGGTATCGCCGCATCATCCACCTGTACCATATCGGCGTTTGAGGCGTTGATGTCGTACGCTATCAATTCGCCAATTTGAGCCGACGACATGCCTATTTCGACATCGCTGTCATCAGAGACGCCATAGATAATCAGCCCATCACTTTGTCGTAATACCAGTTTCATTTCGTCATCTCCTTATAACCAGAGTCTATCCGGTTGGACGAGAAATTCAGTCGCGCTCAAGGCGACACCTGCTTTGAGCGGAGATTGCAAAAAAGAAAAAATAGTTGCCGTCGTGGACAGCACGCCGGTAGTCGGATCGACATAATAAATTCCCGGAGTCAGGCCAGTCAAACCATCAATTACCATACCAGGAGAATACACATTGATAACGGAAGATGAGCTTCCGGCAACCGCATTGATACCTATTATGGCATTGATAATCGAAGAAAACAGCACGGCAGTGCCATAATTGCTGTTGCCCTCATCACAGTACGCAACCACGACGTGGGTGGAATCCACGGTGGTGACGGAGATGTAGGAAGTGTTTGCCGAATTGAAGACGGACTCGGCCCCAAAGCTGATGCTGGTGCCGGAGACAGTACCGACGACGGCAGTGCCATAATTGCTGTTGCCAGCGTCACGGTACGCAACCACGACGTGGGTGGAATCCACGGTGGTGACGGAGATGTCGGAAGTGGTGGCCGAATTGAAGACGGACTCGGCCCCAAAGCTGATGCTGGTGCCGGAGACAGTACCGACGACGGCAGTGCCATAATTGCTGTTGCCCTCATCACAGTACGCAACCACGACGTGGGTGGAATCCACGGTGGTGACGGAGATGTAGGAAGTGTTTGCCGAATTGAAGACGAGCTCGGCCCCAAAGCTGATGCTGGTGCCGGAGACAGTACCGACGACGGCAGTGCCATAATTTTTGTTGCCAACGTCGCTATACGC